GCTTTGCAAAGCATCAATTTAATCTGATCCTCCCAAAGGAGAGCTAAACTAATAGTGCTAAGCACTACAGAGATTTCAATGAGAATTTGAACAGCATCGTAATTTGTCATTTTGCTTCCTTCATGTCTTTCATTTAACTAAGAAAAGAAACTATTTCCTTTTCTCACTAAAGTGAAAAGGATAGTTTCTTTGTTAAATGAAAGACATGGGATCGGGCATACATACGCAGATCTTCCTATATTTAAGCATTTTTTAATGCCAACATAGTTGTCATAAAAATGCGAATTTAAATATAGGAAGTTAAGACAAGGTTGTCCACAGTTTGTTAGTATCGCATTTTGAGATGATGGTGGATATCTCGGATTTGAGATGTGGATAACTAGGTTGGATCGGTGCTGTTTTGGGGTAGGGTTTAAACGGGCTTTGAAAGGATGGGGTAGGGGTTAAAAGTAGGATGATGGATATACCGACCCTACTGTCAACAGGGTTATGCAAAAAAAGCATAACCTTTTTCGGTGGTTTTTGACATGGTGAACCGATTTTGAATCAGTATTCAATATCTTCTAAATCATTGATATCATTAAAGAATCTTTTCTTTGAGTTGAATGCATTGGATATCTTTGAATCACCTAAGATCTGCATCGCATTGCAGGGCTGCTACGGCTGCAGGGCTGGGTGGCAGCGGGGCGGGGCGTGGGCCAGTGGGGGTGCGTACGCTACTGTATATGGCCTCGTCCAAAAATCAGGAAAATAGAGCCTGTTAACCAAACTCCATATTTGGCAGCTCTCACACCGTCATATAAAACAATTAGGGACAGATCAACATGCACTATACTGCACAATCTGCACTGGTTTCTGTTCAGTATATTAAACAAAATAGATGTGTACACGCTAGTGCTAGGAAGACTATATAGATGATAACCATTCTCATTGAAGTTTCATGCAACTTAGACACCCCCATATGGACCATTTGCTAAACATCTAACATATCTTGTTATCCCCTACAGAAAAAGCTTGACATTGGTTTTAATATGTGTAAAACTACCCGTACCTGCACCATGTATGCTTTATGTATACAGGCGATACGAAACAAAGTATGAGCTACCTTCCGGCTACAGGTAAAGAAATGAGCTTGCAATCGGCTGCTGAAGAGAAAAGACTCAGAGGAGATGACAAAGGGGCCACTTTGTTGTCTTGCTTTGGACACTGGCATTGGTAACACCTTCCATTGACCAGACTAGACTTGATGTGGGTACTTGTTAAAGACTGTTGCTAAAAGGGTGGGCTAACAACAGTTATAGATGAACACATCCCTTATGGGCTTTCTAGGTGTATGTTCTAGATATTAGTGGTAGGTGGTATGTATTTCATAATGTGATATGTACCGTTCCCTACAGGTAATGGTAGTAGTTTCTTTACAGGACTTCTACCGTCAACACTATAGACATACATTGGGATAGGTTGTTATGAGTAGCAATAAATGCTACCATACCACCTTAGCTAGGCTATGTGTGTTAGCATGAAGCATTATGAACTATTACACCCGACAAGAGCTAGATGACAGAGGTTTAACAAACACATACCCCTACAGTGTGGCTACACAAGCTTCACTAGCGTTACACAGAGGCTATGTAGACAAGATGCATTTATTCCATAGTGACATTTACTATGTCAGAGCGGCACTAGAAAAACATACAGGATATGTCTTTCCTTTAGACAAAGTAGAAGAAGCTATGCGAGCAGAGGGATGGAGAGAGCAAAGACATTTACCAAGGAAGAAGAGAGCATGATAGGTTTAACAAAAACTTGCACTGCTTGCGGTATTGAACAAGGTGTTAATAAATATTATAAGAAAAAGATGGGCAAGAATGGTGTTGGGTCTGAGTGCAGGTCTTGTGTTAAACAACGTGCTACTCAGTATTATGCAGCTAATAAGGAGCAATCTAAGGCTTATCGTGCAGCCAACAAAGAGGTTATAGCTGAACAAATGAAGACTTATTATAAAGCCAACAAAGAAGCCATAGTTGAAAAAATGAAGGCGTATCAGAAAGCCAACAAAGAAGCCCTAGTTGAGTGGAGAAAAGCGTATCATAAAGATAACAAAGAAGCTATAGCTCAGCAAAGGAAAGTTTATCAGAAAGCTAATCTACATATCTATAATGCTATCAGCGCAAAACGAAAAGCATCAAAACTACAAGCAACACCAGCATGGGTAGACTTCAAAGCAATCAAAGGCATGTACCAACTAGCAGCCATTTTCAGGCGTACTGGAATTGATATGCATGTTGATCACATAGTACCTCTTCGAAGCAAGTTGGTGTCTGGGCTTCATAGTGAAGCCAATCTGCAGTTAATGCCAGCCATTGACAATATGAGCAAGGGCAATCGGTACTGGCCTGACATGCCAGCTTAAAGAAGAAACAACATGGCTACAAAGAAAAGTACAGTTAATGCTGCTGGCAATTACACCAAGCCTACAATGCGTAAGGCGTTGGTAGCCAGTGTTAAAGCTGGCACTAAGGGTGGGGATGCTGGTGAATGGTCTGCTAGGAAAGCACAGCTTGTTGCTAAGAAATACAAAGCTGCTGGTGGTGGTTACAAATGAAGCCTTCTCAGAAGTCTTTAAAGGATTGGACAGACCAGAAGTGGACAACAAAGTCTGGTAAGCCTTCTGCTAAAACAGGAGAGCGTTATCTGCCTGAAGCTGCCATTAAGTCTTTAAGCTCTGCTGAGTATGCAGCCACCACCAAAGCTAAGCGTGAAGGTACAAAGGCTGGTAAGCAGTTTGTTAAACAGCCTAAAGAAATTGCTAAGAAGGTGAAGGGGTTCAGATGATTAAAAAAGGTAGTGAAGAGTTTAGCGGGTATAACAAACCTAAGGCTACACCAAAACATCCTACGAAGAGTCATGCTGTGTTAGCTAAAGATGGTGACACAGTGAAGCTCATTAGGTTTGGACAACAAGGTGTTAGTGGTGCTGGCTCTAGTCCAGACACCCCTAAGGACAAGGCTAGGCAGAAGAGCTTCAAAGCTCGTCATGCTGAGAACATTAACAAGGGTAAGATGTCTGCTGCATATTGGGCAGACAAGGTTAAGTGGTAACTAAAAGGAGAAACTATGGCTACCGATGCAGAGAAAGTTAAGATGTACCGTGAGAAGGCTAAGGACACTTCTGTCCCTCAAGAGGTGCGTAACACCTACTTGGACAGGGCTAATGAGCTAGAGCGTAAAGCTTTTGAAGCTACTAAGGCTCCTGAGAAGAAGATGATGTATGGTGGTATGCCTGTTCGAGGTAGCCGTACAGCCACTAATGCAAAGAAGAAGATGATGGGTGGTGGTTATGCTATGCCAGCTAAAACACCAATGATGGCTAAGGGTGGTGCTGTTAAAAAAGCTCCAGCTAAGAAAGGTAAATGATGGCTACTAAGAAAGCGTTTAAACCTTGTGAGGGATGCCCCTCACCAGCCAAGTGTAAAGCTGCTGGTAAGTGTATGGCTAAAGAGGGCAAAGAAGGTAAGGGTGGTAAGCCTGTTGTTGCCATCATGATTGGTGTGGGTAAGCCAATGAAAGCTAAGAAGAAATAATGGCTACTATTAAACAAATAGCTAAGGTAGGCAAAGTGATGGGTGAGTTTAAAGACAAAGGCTTACACAGTGGCAAAGGCGGCAAGGTTGTTACAAACCCCAAGCAAGCCATTGCTATTGCCTTGTCTGAAGCTAAAGTGAAGCCTAAGAAGAAATGAACAAAGAACCAAAGGTTAGAAGTGTAGGCAGGGTGTTAACAGCGGGAGCTGCTAACACTATCTACACTTGTCCTGAGAATTTCGTAGCTAAGATGGTGTTGTTATTTATTGCCAATCATGCAGGTAATAACAAGACTGTTCAGGTTCAATGGAATGATATTAGTGCTAGTGGAACCTATCATATTGTTGGTGGATATACTTTAGCAGCTAATGCCTACCTCAAGCTTGATGGTAGCTATCTTGTTCTTAATCCCGGTGACACTGTCATTGTCACACCAGAAGCTGGTTCAACTATGGATGCCACCATCACTGTTGAAGAATACTATGAACAAGGACTATTTTAATCATGGCTAAAAGAGAACTAAACGATCAACAGAAGAGATTCATTGAGGTGTTATTTGCTGAGGCTGGGGGCAATCCTCACAAGGCTAGGCAGCTTGCTGGCTATAGCGAAGGCTACAATACCAAAGTCCTTATGGAAGTTCTTAAGGAAGAAGTGATTGAGGCTACACAGCTATACATCGCTATGAACGCTCCTAGAGCAGCTATGGCTGTTGTCAGTGGCATTTCTGACCCTACAGAGCTAGGCTTGAAAGAAAAGCTTAACGCTGCTAAGGATTTGTTAGACAGGGCTGGTTTGGTGAAGACAGAGAAAGTTCAGGTGACAGCACCTAACGGCATCATGATTTTACCAGCCAAAGATAGCGGTGAGTGATAGAGACTTAGGGGCTTGGATATTACCCCAGCCCAAAGCAAAGGAAACATATGTCCCTATTCCAAAGATTAGAAAAACTATACCATTTGGCTACAGACAAGATGAAGAAGACCCTAACCTCTTGCAGCCAATACCTACAGAGCTTGAAGCGTTAGAACTAGCTAAGAAACATTTAAAACAGTATAGCTCTAGACAGGTAGCAGCTTGGCTTACCACCACAACAGGTAGAACAATAAGTCATGTGGGATTGTTAAAGAGAATAAAGACTGAAAGAACTCATGGACGAAAATCCGCTACTTACCGCAACCTTGCCACAAGGCTCAAAAAAGCCCTTGAGCAAGCGGAAAGGTACGAAGAAAAATCTAAGAGGCTCGGCAGGGAAGACCAAACAGGGTACTTCGAGTCAGAACAGTATAGCAAGCTCACCGAATATATCGATAGTAAACTCGCCAGAGACTCCTCCAGCGATAGCTGATGATAGGGAAGTATTGTTTAAGCCCAACGTAGGGCCACAAACATTCTTCTTAGCTTCCTCAGAGAGGGAGGTGTTATATGGTGGTGCTGCTGGTGGTGGTAAAAGCTACGCTATGTTGGCTGATCCACTGAGGTATATGGTACATCCACAGTTTTCTGGGCTTTTGTTACGACACACTACAGAGGAACTTCGAGAACTTATTTGGAAGAGTCAAGAGCTTTATCCAAAGATTTACCCCGGCATCAAGTGGAGTGAGAGAAAGATGCAATGGGAAGCACCGTCAGGGGCTAGACTGTGGATGTCCTACCTTGATAGAGATGAAGATGTATTGAGATATCAGGGATTGGCGTTTAGCTGGATTGGTTTTGATGAGTTGACGCAGTGGCATACGCCATTTCCGTGGAACTATATGCGTTCTAGGTTGCGTACAGCAGCATCAGACCTACCCATCTTCATGAGAGCTACTACAAATCCGGGTGGTCCGGGCCATGCTTGGGTGAAGAAGATGTTTATTGACCCTTCTCCAGCGGGTAAAGCGTTTGATGCGACAGATATTGAGAGCAGTACCACCTTAGTGTATCCCAAAGGACACAGCAAAGAGGGGCAACCACTGTTTAAGCGTAGGTTTATCCCTGCTATGTTGACGGATAACCCCTATTTGATGCAGACAGGTGACTATGAGACTATGTTGTTGTCTCTTCCTGAGCATCAACGCAAGCAATTGTTAGAAGGTAACTGGGATATTGCTGAAGGTGCAGCCTTCACTGAGTTTAATAGGCAGATTCATGTAGTGGAACCATTCCACATACCAAGTAATTGGACTAAATTTAGGGCTTGTGACTATGGATACGGAAGCTTTAGTGCTGTGGTGTGGTTTGCTGTGTCTCCAAGTGAGCAATTGGTGGTCTATCGTGAGCTATATGTTAGCAAGGTACTTGCCAAAGACCTCGCCCACATGGTGATGAGGGCTGAAGAGAACGATGGACCCATGAGATATGGGGTGTTGGACAGTAGTTGCTGGCATAAGCGTGGTGATACAGGTCCATCACTGGCAGAACAGATGATTGCAGAGGGTTGTAGGTGGAGGCCATCTGATAGAAGTGCTGGAAGTAGGGTGGCAGGTAAGAATGAGCTGCATCGAAGGCTACAACTTGACCCCTTTACAGAAAAGCCAAGACTGGTTATAACAAGCAACTGTGTGAACACGATTGCTCAGCTACCTGTACTGCCTTTGGACAAAAGAAACCCAGAGGACATTGATACTAAGGCTGAAGATCACTTATATGATGCTATTCGTTATGGTGTGATGAGCAGACCTAGAAGTAGTTTGTTCGATTACAATCCATTAACTTCTGCTGGTGCTGGGATGAAGATGGCAGACCCCATATTTGGGTATTAAAGGGTATTTATGGCGACAAACAATTTCATGGATGACAAGTCCATAGGTTTAGAAGATAAAAAGCAAGGAGAAACTACACCGTTCACTGGTGATAGTCTTTTAGTTTTTCTAAACGACAGATATACAAAGGCTGAAGAGAGCCGTAGACAGGACGAACAGCGTTGGCTCAAGGCTTATAGAAACTATCGTGGTATCTATGGGCCTGATGTTAAATTTACAGAGACAGAGAAGAGCCGTGTATTCATTAAGGTGACAAAGACCAAGGTGCTTGCAGCATATGGTCAAATCACTGATGTGTTATTTGCTAATAACAAGTTTCCTCTGAGTGTTGATCCCACTGTACTACCAGATGGTGTAGTTGATTCAGTACATATAGATCCTAAAGCACCAGAAGGTGCAGAAGCAGAGATTGCTTCACCATTTGGGTATAAAGGTGATGGTAAACCTCTAGCACCGGGTGCTACACTTTCTTCTTTAATGGAGAAGCTTGGTCCTTTAACAGATCAACTTAAAGACACTGAAGGATTGAAAGAAGGTCCGGGGGTCACGCCTACATCTATCACCTTCCATCCTGCAATGGTTGCAGCTAAGAAGATGGAAAAGAAGATACATGACCAGTTGGATGAGAGTGGTGCTAATAAGCACCTGCGTTCCACTGCCTTTGAGATGGCCCTGTTTGGTACAGGCATTATGAAGGGTCCATTTGCTAAGACCAAAGAATATCCAAGCTGGGATGAAGAGGGTACTTACAAACCAGAGATGAAGACAGTACCAGAGACATCACATGTGTCCATCTGGAACTTCTATCCTGATCCTGATAGCACTAACATGGAAGAAGCTCAATACATTATTGAGCGTCACAAGCTTAGTGCTACACAACTAAGGGCTTTGAAGAATCGTCCTTTCTTTAGATCCACTGTCATTGAAGATGTTATTGACATGGGAGCTTCCTATACTAAGAAGTATTGGGAAGATGACTTAAGAGACTATGCTCCTAATTTAGGAACAGATAGATTTGAAGTGTTGGAGTATTGGGGCAATTTAGATATTGAAACACTATCTGACAATGATATTGACATTCCAAAAGAACTTGAAAACTATAAAGAACTTCAAGCTAATGTATGGTTTTGTAACAACAAGATTATTCGTTTAGTATTGAATCCGTTTAAGCCAGCCAACATTCCATACTACGCTGCTCCTTGCGAATTAAACCCCTACTCTCTATTTGGCATTGGTGTTGCCGAAAACATGGATGACACCCAGACCCTCATGAATGGTTTTATGCGTATGGCAGTGGACAATGCAGTGTTGTCTGGCAACCTTGTGTTTGAGGTTGATGAAACCAACCTTGTTCCCGGACAGGACATG